ACTCACAAATGTATGTCCCAGTAAGGCCCGACTTAACCCAAAATGAAACGGTTAGTTGTTGCGCAGACGACGTTCCTTTGCAAATGGACTGCAAATCCTGACCTTCAAGTTTTTGTTCAATTCGCATTACGTCTGTACTAGAGGGAAACTTATCTTGATGCGTGCAAGTCATTTTGAGTGATTTGCGAAAACCAGAACCAGTCGGGAAATCATCAGAAGCAGAAGCAACTTCTTGAGTCCATGCACCAAGAGAACTTGCGCCAACAGCCCAACGGTCCGCTGTGTAGTAATTGGCTGCAGTAATAAAAGTTACGGGGCCGACTCCTCGTTGCGCGACCTGCATCGCGCCGTTGTATAATAGGTTACGAACGCCCGTGTTCTGAGTTTGCCAAGAAACGCCATTCGTGGCGGTCGAATCCGCAATCAACACCGAACCATCAGTAGTGCTGACAGCAAGACGGGCCACCGTGTCAGCCGCAGAACCAACCAGCAGATCGCCTTTAGTGTCAATAAGGGTGTTATATGTATCTGATGCCCATGAAAGACCTGTATTTGCTGATGAGTTAGCAATTAATCTTTGATTATCTGTTCCGACCGCCAAACGGTCAATTGCATCCGCTTGTGTTCCAACAAGAAGATCACCTTTTGCTTGAATAATACCAATTGTTGAATCATATGCAGAACCGCCAATTTCAACCCATTGAGAAGATGTACCATCGCTATAATAAACAAAAGTCTTTCCACTGTCAGATTCATACCAAAGATCACCATTCGCTGGAGTCCCCGGTGCTGTGTCCGAGACAGTCATTCCACCAGAACCTAGATCTTTATATGTTGATCCATCATTTGTGAATTGCCATTTATCTGTGTTTTCATTCCATCTTATTTGAACATTTGTAGATGTTCCTCTTTCAACTTCAATACCAGCATTTAATGATGGGGTGCTGGTTTCACCAGAGTTAAGAAGGATAATATTGTCTTCAACATTTAGTTCTGTTGTATTAAGAGTTGTTGTATTGCCAGAAACAGTTAAGTCTCCAGTAACAACAAGATTTCCAGATATCGTTACGTTATTTGGAAGACCAATTGTTGTTGTAGTAGAAGCAGTATTTACTTCAATTTCATTTGCTGTACCGACAATTTCAAAGTTGTTCTCAACAACTAAGCGCTCTAACTCCATTAGGCAACATACTCCACACCGCTAATAGCAACAGTAGCACTGCTACCCGCCTGATCCAAGTATAATGAACTATTACTTGGCATAACAATTGATGTGTTATAAAAAGTAACATTATTAGCAGTAATATTAATATTACTAATAATCTTATTATTTGCCGCAGCAGATGAACCACTTGTCACAATATGAAGTGATACAACTGTATTAACAGCAGTTGTATTGCAGATATTTATATTTTTAATAATTGTATAACTATTGGCTGTTGCATTTGCAGTATAAACATTTGCATTATCTCCATTACCAATATATAAAAGCTTTGGTGTTAAACTTCCCATTCTATACCGCCATCCAAATACTTATTTCATTATCATAAGTAGTAGTATTCATATCTTGAATTGTCAATGCATCAAGAACATGATCAACAGAAGACGGGGCGGTATGGTTTTGAGCTGTCGTGCCGTCATATCCTCGTTGCTGTATCGTAAATGAATCACCAGCCCTGCTTGAAATTAAAATCTTTTCTTCAGCAGCGGTTCCTCTGCTAACAACAATAACAAAGGGGTTGCCAGAAGATCCCGTTGGGAATGTTGAACCATCAACAACACTAAAACTTGAGGCTACGTTGCTAACATTGCTAAGCAAGGTGGTTGCTACAACTGAGCCTAGAAACTCTCTTTTCAGCATAACCCCTCCTTGTTAATCGATGCTAATGTCTAAATCACCAGCAGAAATTCTTAATGTGTCACCAGCATCAAGTGTTTTATTTGCCGTAAGGGTGCCCCAGACTAAAAGATTCCCTGACGTTAAAGCATCAAAAACACCAATCGCAACAACAGTGCATGCTGGCATATTGGTAAAATCAATATTTGCAGTATTAGAAGTTGCACCACCTGAAGCAGCTGTAAAGGTAGATGTCTGCCGAGCATACGAACCACCAGTAACTTGCGTTCCCCCTCCTGCATCGCTTGGAGCAGCAGTGTATAAACCAACATAAATAGTTGCTGGCATTGTATATGCTGTTGTTCCTAAGAAGTGATCAAGTAATTTATTTTCTAAATAATCACTAATATTGCCTGCCATTATACACCATCCCCAGAAGCAACAAAGTCTTCAATTTCTGATTGATCTGCTAATCTAAAATTATCAAGTTCAAGCAATCTTTGTGCGTCTATATAATTTATTTTTTGGAGTCTATTACTTTGTGTAAAATAAAAATCTCCAGAAACATAAGCAGTTCCAGTTTCAAAAACAATATATGTATATTCAGAACTATCTACTGAAGTTTTCTCAATTTTTTCTTCAGTTTTTATAGAAGGTTTTGCAGGTGTTTTTTTCACAGCCGCCTTTTTTGTAACTGCAGGCTTTTTTTCTGCAACATCTTCAGATTTTATAACGTTATCTTTTGCAGTCATAGTTAATACAATACCATAATTTATTACAAAATGCGAGATGAGGGGGTTTTTGACCCCCTCATCAATCACATTTTATTTAATTATCAGAGTGAACGAAGCTTGACGTTCTTACCAATGATGTAAGACGCAGCATTCTCAATGTTATTAGCAACTCTCATGAACTGAGTGTACTCAATCGTGTCAGTCTTTGGCTTGAACTGACGGTACACTGTAATGTCACGATGGATACCAATAATTCTGTTGTTTGGGAAAGTTAGCTCAACATGACCGTGGCTTCCTGTTGCTCCTGAATAATCTCCAGAAACATTCTCTGGAGTAAGAGGGATCTCAACCAGAGGAATGCCGAATGGCGAAAGACCAGTCGAACCAGCGCCACCATTGCCGCGCATTGAGCCTTGCGTAAACGCAGCATCACCAATGAGCGAACCAGGTGATGGTGCGCCAGATGTCGCTGCCGTTGCTGAGTTGGGATTCGAAAGGCTAAAGATCGTGTCTTGGACAAGACCTGTGCCTGTGAAGAATCTCAGTTCATTTCTGCGTTGCAGGAACTTTGTTGGCATATTGCGTAGAATACGGTCAAAAGTTGCACGTGAAATATTATTACCTGCCTCATCAACAACAGTACCCGAAGCCTTTGCAAGCTTGATAAAGCCATCAAGAGCCTTGAGCAGGCCATTGTTTGAAGAGGTATTACCATTGATGAAAAGATCATCCATGTCATTAGCTGTTTGACGAGCCATGACCTGAGCGATGTGATCCTCAAGTGAAGGACCTTCAATGTTGTCCTCAAGAGACTCTGTTGAAATTGCCCAATCAAGACGCAGTTTCACGGTGCTTAGAGAGACCTTACTGAATGTGACAGCAGCATTTGTGCCATCATCTGTTGCCTCAGTTGCCTTTGCAAGCAAGCGAGTACCGATTGACAACTTGTCAATCTCCATTTGTGGTGTACGCATACGAACGATTCTTGCGTTCTGCATGAGAACAGATTGATCAATTACGAAATCCAAAAAACGATTTGACTGCGCTGGCTGAAGGAGACCCCCAGAGGCACTGCCGACAACGCTCGTTGTTACTTCGTTAGCTTTTGAAAGAATTTCTTCTTGTGATGCCATATTAATTATTCCTCCTATTATGACTCGTAACCAAGAGCGTTAATCAAGCCCTGTGGCAAATAAACATTTTTCCAAATTGACTTTGGAGCCGACTTTTTAATCTCTTCGCCTTCTTCATCATCCTCTGGATCGACACTCTTCTTAATTGCGCCAGAGTTGGCAAAAGAGTTAACTTTCTCATCTTGTTCAGCAAGAGCTTTCTCTGCTGCATCAAGTTTTTCTTGGAGCTCAGCCGTCTGAGCCTCAAACCCCTTGGCAAGTTCATCAACTTTGTTTTGGACCGATGCCTCAACCTCTTCTTTAATTGAAGTAGCGAAAGCAGCCAGTTTTTCGTCAACGACAGCACTAAGGGCATCTTTAAGGACATCAATATCCATTTCTTCCTCCTGTGTGTTTTCATTTACTTCAACTGTTGTTTGTGTTGAAGCATCCTCTTGAACATCGGGAACAAGCCAGTTAACAAACCGCTTTAAGAGCGTGAGTTTCTCATCTTGTTCATTCATTCTTAAGACCTTATCATATTTTATATCATTTTGCAATAAATTCTCTTGCTTCATAACGTTTTTTTCATTTTCCTCTATTTCTTTTTCAAAATCTTCTCCCAAGAAGTATTCCATATCTTTTTTAAGAGTTTCTTCCTCTTCTTCCAGGATTGTTTCTATGCTTTTATTTTTAATTTTTGAATATCTTTCAAGAAGCCTTCTACCTTTAGCAGCGAGAGCAGCGGCATCGGAGCGGTCTTGTGGAACTGGCTCCCCCCATGCTGCTGCAGAGAGGGCTAGTCTTGTTGGTCTTCCCTTATCGTCTTTCATTGGTCCAGATGGATTTGTAAAAAATCTAGTTAAGAAAGAACCTTTTCTACGCATCTTTTCTGGTGTATTTGCTGGACCTCTTACTCCAGGTTTTAAATTTGCACCTTCAGTTTGTTTGAAGTGTCTTCTACCAGCCGCCGTCAATCCGCCTTTGGGATCTTTGATTGGCTGTTTTGCTTTTTCTATAATTTCTTGCAAAATATACTCAAGATCACCAGTATCTTGATTTCTTTTAATAATATCTACAACCGCAAGAGCATTAGCAGGATTATCAACCAAACTTAATTCACCTAAAACATATTTTTTAATAATATTAATTGGTCTACCATTGTAGACTTTAGATGTATCTTGGGATTTTTCTACAATCTTTCCGCCAATTGAAAAAGCAGTAAGCGTCCCATCAAGAATTTTTTGCCATGTGTTTTCTGCGCCTTTTGATATGTAGGCCTCAACTTTGATTGCATTGTACTCTTTGCCATCAGGACCACTGATTTTAATTGGTTCATATTTAATAGCTTTACCAACAGCAATTGGTGCGTGCATCTCTCGAATGTTTCCGCCCCAGTTTTTAAATGCTTCGATTGAGGCATCGAAATTTACTAAATCACCAGATTTATCTATATTATCTGCAGTAGCGATGCCACTAACAATTCGTTGTTCCTTTTTGATAAAGTCAATTGGGAACGAAAGTATAAAGTCTTCCATATTACCTCGTAATAGTTTATTATACATTCTTTTCTATATAATCAGCCAACAGCAAAAACAGCTAATGCAACATCAGCAGTAATAACTTGAAATTTTGTAAAATCACCTTCAATTTCAACATAGTTTTTGTTTGCTGGAATAAGAACTTCGTGTGGACCACCATTGAGTTTAACTACAGCATTTGTTGATGCATGTGTATTAATAAATTTAATACAAACTGTATGTCTTCCTATTGATACTTCACCAGCAGTGCTATCCACCGATGTGTCTGAATATACGACGCTTCCGTAACTCATTATTATCCTCCATTTTAAGAATCTAGATTGTTGCCCGAGTCTTGATTTTGTCCTCGTTCGTTCTGATCACCAGATTCTCTAGTACCCTCTGGCAAGCCGCCAGAATCACTTCTTGACTTGGGCGGATTTGCTGCACTGTTATTTGAAT